CGCTTCGGCGCGAGTGCGAACTCTACGCGAATATGGTCGCAACCGCGCCCGACGACGACGAAATAAAAATTGGAGGCACGGCATGATGTTTTTTCTCCCTATTTTGATAGCAGCGCTAATCGCCTTTTCGATCCCGGCTGTCGCGGCTCAACAGGCAGAAGCCGTGCCGGTCGCGGAACACGAGCAGATGCTCTATCCGACTGTTTTAGTTCGCCTGGGCGATGGCACGGGCAGCGGCACGGTGATTTATTCCGCCCAGAACGCGGCGGGCGAGTATGAGAGTTATGTTCTCACAAATTATCATGTGATCAGAAATTATGTGAAGCTCACAAAAATTTGGGATAGCGAAAAAAAGGAGCATGTGGAAACGGAGACCCGGCGCCCGGTTAATGTAGACCTCTGGGAATACAACAACTACAGTTCCGCCGTTGGGACAATCGGTCGGCTGGCTAATATAGTCGCCTACGACAAATCGCGTGATTTGGCATTGCTGATGATCGAGGACCGGGAGCGCCCGATGCCCTACGTTGCCGCACTCTATCCAGAGGGTGCCGATGACGGCCCCTGGATTTTTCAGCAGGTCTTTGCCGTGGGCGCGGGCCTGGGCAAACCGCCGTTTCCAACCGTTGGCGTCCTGGCTGGATATGGCCGAGATCAGGACGGCAACGCGCTGTATCTGGCATCAGCGCCGATAATTTTCGGTAATTCTGGCGGCTCACTTTACGTCTTCAGCCCGCCGCGTGGTCAATTTGAACTGATCGGCGTCCCGTCGATGGTGTCGGCCTACGGATGGGGCAATGTCGTGTCGCACATGGGCTGGAGTCGCCCGATCAGCGAACTGAGGATTTTCCTGCGTGCCGCCGGGTACGGCGAGAGGATTCTCGGCGACGAGCCGGAGGTGGACGATGCCGTCGTTGAGTGAATGCGAAAATTGTCGCGTTAACATCGCGTCGCTTGAGGCGACGGTAAGCGGCATGTCTGATCGACTGAATGCTGTCGAAAAAAACCAACTTGAACTAATTGAACTCGCCAGTTTCGGCAAGGGTAGCTTGCGCGCCATCCTCCTGATGGGTGTCGGGCTGGGCGGATTGGCCGGGTTGGCCGTAGCGATTAAATCCTGGATGAACTGAGGAGAAAATTATGAACTGGATATTGGAACGAGCGAAAGAGCGCTCTACTTGGATGGGCTTATTTTCGCTCGTAGGCGCGGTCGGCTGGGCCGTCACGCCGGAAAATAAAGAGATCATCATCACCGCTGCCGTAGCCGTCGTTGCGGCCATCGCTGCGATGACCAAAGATAATGCCCCACCTACAGCATCGAAATGATGCCGGCTTTTTTAGCTGTCCTCAAATTGCTTGGCGGCGTCCTCAAGCTGCTGCCGATGGTTGGCGCCTACTTCGCCGGGAGAACGCATGTCTCGGCTAAGATTTCTCGACGCACAGCCAGGGCGAAAGCTCGTCAGGTTGAGATTGCTGCTCGTCCTCGCAGCAAGCCTGCTGATCTCGTTAAGCGGATGCGGGATGCTGACGGACAGTGATCCGTCAATTTGTCCACCGTACCCTGTCGCGGGCAACGCCGTCGCCGATGAAATCGAGGATAGGATGTTTCCGGCTGAGAATTATCCTGCCTTTTGGGGCTGGCTCAACCGCTTGGACGTACTGCGTGAGCAGTTAGAGTGAGTGGGAAATACACTCCCGACGAATGGCGCGGGTTATGCCAGGAGGCGCTTGATGCAGTTGCACTGACCGGCTCAAAAGCGGAAGCGTCGCGGCGCCTTAATATCCCCTGGGGTACGCTCCTCAATAGAGTACGAAAAGGAGAGGAGCTTGGTCTTACACCTACCGTCAAACCTGAGAGCAAAGAGTACACCCTTCCTCAGTTTGGCGAAGACGATATCTCGGCGCCTGAAATTCTTGACCATCTGGAAAAAAGGTTCGAGAAAAAATACCAGGCGCAGAAGGCGCAACACTGGTTCAAGATCAAGGTCAAGACTGATGCTCCACATGGCCTCGCTGTTGTAGGCGACCCGCATCTAGGGCCGAACTGCAACATCAGTCTGCTCAGAAAAGATGTTGAAATTCTCAGCAGTACCCCAGGCATGATGGCGGTGAACATCGGTGACACAGCAGACAATTGGAGTACCGGGCGCCTGATACAGCTCTACAGCGAGGAAGACATTAGCCGCCCGACTGAGCAAAAACTGGCGCACTGGTATCTCCGAGACAGTGGTATCCCTTGGGTACTCTGGCTGCACGGCAATCACGAGATGATGCACTCGGAGTTTGCCACCTATTTGCGATCAATAAATGTACGCCAGATGCCGATGCTCGATTGGCGGGCGCGTTTCAAGCTCGTTTTTCCATCCACCGAAATCAAAATCGACGCCGCCCACGACCATAAGGGCCATTCGCAATTCAATCCCACACACGGCCAGAAGAAGGCGGCACTCTGGGACGAGGACGCTGATATCTATGTCGCCGGCCACCGCCATCTCTGGGCGCTGGGCCATGAGGAGATGGACGACGGGCGAGTTGTGCATTTCGGCAGAGCGCGCGGCTATAAATGGCTCGATAAATACGCGGTGCGTCATCAGTTCTATCAGCAAAAATATGGCGCGACGATCTTGTTTGTGATCGACCCGCTGGCAGAAACCCCTGTCAGCCGCATTCACTCATTCGTGGACCTTGAAGAAGGCGCAAAATTTTTAGCCTGGAAACGTGAGAATGCTCAATCCTAACCAATTCCGTAATGAAATTATCCGGCCTGTTTTAGCAATGCTTGATGGCCGGGACGGCAAATCATGGACCGGCGCAGCAGCGGAGGAGTTGTTACTTGGGACGGCGCTGGTGGAGAGTAATCTAACGTGGCTGGTACAGCATAGGGAGGGACCGGCGGTGTCGGTGTTTCAGCTTGAGCCGGCCACAATTGAGGACATACAGGAAAATTTTATTCGTCATCGCCCGATGTTGCGCGAAGCGGTCGAACTAACGGCTGGTGTGTGGCCGATAATGCCGGACGCGCTGAAGGGCAATCTCTATCTCGCTGCGATGATGTGCCGTATTCACTATCGTCGTGTTCCAGCGCCGTTGCCGGAAGCCGGGGATGTTGGAGGACAGGCGAAATATTGGAAGAAATATTACAACACTACAAAAGGCAAAGGTACTGTCGGAAAATATAGAGAAGCGTGGAAACGGCGCGGCCAGTCCGGTTGACTTCGATCTCGCGTGGCCACTCTGTCCCAGTTGCGGTGAGCAGATCGTCCTGATTGTCGATCATGGCGAACAGCACTGTTCGGCGTGTGGCTTGCGTATTATCCTCGCGCCACTCAGTCGATAAGACTCACCGTATTTTGGTGGTGCTTGGTGTGATGTATATGACCCTTGCGCTCAAGCACGGCGAGACGGTTCCAGATTGCAGTTTGGGATACATCAAAATGCTCTGCCATCTCCCTAATGCTGGGCGAGTAGCCGAGTCCGTCAAATAGGACGCGGAGCTTGCCTACGAATAGCGCCTGATCTCGACTCAGCCCTTGTTTCGGTTGCATGGGACGGTCGCAGGTGGGGCATTTATTCATTTTTTAGCCCCCAGTTTCTTGTTAGCTGCCAGCCGCCGTTGCTTGAGGTTCTTTTGCGTCTCCTCTGGCAGCAATTCGAACGCCGATTTGTTGGCGATCTCAAAGTTTTTGAGCGCGGTCATTTTCTCGCGGCTCGTCAACACCTCGTCCTTCATAATCGACGACATNTGNAGNGTGTACTCCATNATCCACTCGTCCTCCTCGGNAAACACGATAGGCGCCTCCTGTTCGCCAAGCTCATTTTCAGGCCATGAAAGGACAATACCTCCTGTATTGCCCTTGGACGGCTCTGGAGGGGCATCTTCCGTTTCGGGTAGGTCACCACCAGAGGGTGCCGCGATGGCCGCTGTCTCGCCTTCAGGGGGCTTCTGAGGCGCATCAGCCTCCCAGACCACAGGTTGGGCGGCGGGGATGTCTGCCACCTCAGTTTCATCGAGAAGTCCCAGGCCACAAATCGAAAGTGTCACCCTTCGTTTCGCTTTTGTCATGGCCTTGGCGATGGCGTTTGCTTTTGCCTCGCCTCGGAGTCCAGCAATGGTGACGGCCCCCATGTCCTCGTCTGCGCGGCCATGTTTATCCTTCGCCTGGACCGTCACAATATAAAGGCCATCAGCATCCTCTTTATCGACCACGCGGATTGAAACGCCGTGGATTTTTCGCAACTGATCCGCGCAATCCTTCCTGGCATAGAGAACAGTGCGGCCCTGGAGCTTGAGAAACTCAAAGGGCTTGGTCAGCGGGTTCAATCCCATGCTGTCACACAGAGCGGTGACATATTTGAGTCGCTCACCCTGGTTTAGCTTGGCGAGGTCACCACCAATGATGACCTGTTCGACAGCTTCAATTGCCTGATTCATATCTTCCTCTCCTTAATCATCAGCGCCCGTGTAACAAATCCCTTCTTGGCCGGCACGGTTTTGGCTGGCTGATCCTTGTATTCCCTGGTGGCAAAATTGATGGTGGTGTCGGGCAAGATCACCTTCTCGGCGCCGCCGATGATTTGTTTAATCAGTAATGATTCGCGCTCGATCAGTTCGTCGCAGGATTTTTTGGTGCGTTTGGCGGTCAGGATGTTTTCACTGCTATCGATGAGGTGTTGCCGCCCTTCGCGGGTGATGTGTTCTGCCTCGTTCTCAGTCAAGTCGAGTGGTTCGGGGCGACGGTTGCCGGGGATCATCCGGCTGGCCTCGCTGGAGGTCTGTGGCGGATAGTCGCTATCATCCTCCATCTTCTGCCAGAACTCGTTGACGCCATCGCGGATTGCTTTGATGGTCGGTTCATGCCGGGGAATGATTGCTATGCGCCAGATCAAATCTGATCTCGCCAGTTCGGCGAGGACGGTAAGCTCACAATCCAAACAATCCATCTGCGCTTGGCACTGAATGACCCGGAGCATGTTGTCGATGGGATCAGCCGGAAAGCGGGGGATCTTGCATTCCCAATTGTTGCCGGCGGGAACGGGAAAATCCTGGTACATCCAGTCGTTTTTGAAAACACCATCCAGACTGGCTGTCATGTTACAGAACTCATTTTTATAGCCGACGAAAGGCTCCGCAACATCGGCGCCAAACTCCTCGTTGAACCAGTCCAGCGCGCCATCCTGAAAATAGTTTCCAGCTTTCATCGGCGGCGTCGGGTCATTCTCGATGGGGGTGCCGTCCCTGGCCGCGCGGTGTTTGGTTAAAATGTCGTTCCGGGTGGTGCCGTAATGGGCAATAAATTCGCCGTCGATTTCGACCAGCCAAGGCGTCTCTGACGCGCCAAGCTCATGTCCTGTTCGGGAGTGTTTCGCCATGTCAGCCTCCTATGAGGATGTAGCCAAGGAGGCCGATGGCAAAGATGGCCGTCATGCCGAGAACATCGCCGATGAGATGCAACCTCATTGGCTTATCCTCTCAAGCTGAGTGGCCTCGACATATGGGATGCGCGTCCCATCGTCGCATTCGACCTGATAGCGCAAAGGATCGCTGTAAGTCGTACCGCTCACCCAGCCGGTGATAGGCTGATATGGCGGTAGCAGTTTTACTTGATCGCCGTGCTTGATTGCGTCCATTTTTCCCTCCAGTGTTTTCGTCACAGGGAAAGTAGATATGAGTATGTATGAGACAGTTGGAGTGGCGTTTCGTAACACTAACCCTTTGAAACTACGTTACTTATGCAATTCCCGTAGGGGTCGCCAACACTACTCTAAAAGTCGCAGACTTCTGCCATCTACCTCCAATTTTCGTCATACTTACGCGCAACTTACACTATTTTTCGTCACTTTCAACTTTGCGCGGGCGGCGAATGATCTCTGCTCCGACTCGGCCATCTCGATGTAGGTCTGAGCCTCGCGAAGGTTCGCCCAGCCAAAAAAGGCACATAATTCGGGTGCCGTGACCCCGGAGTTTGCCATTTTTTGCGCCAACGCCTTCCGCACGCCATGCGGTGTGCAGTGTGACGGGAGGCCGGCTTTGCGAACAGCTTTGCCGAACCAATTTGAAAAACTTTTTGGTGAGCTGAACGGCTGGCCGTAGGCGGTGCAAAGAAATGTCTGGCGCATGTTCGTTACTCTCGATGCATCAAGGGCGGCGCGCAATTCCGGCTCAATTTCAAACTTCAGGATTTTGTTTTTGCCTTGTTTTGTTTTTGTCACAGGCACCGCCACGATATTATCTTTTGTATCCTTGTGACTGAGCTTGATAACATCCGACGCCCGGACGCCAGTGATCCACAGGCACAACATGGCTGTGTGTTGCATGGT